AAGAATATCTTTAAAATACTCCATAGGCCAGCCTGTGCGTACAATCTTACCTGCCTCGATCATAGACAGCTTCCACTCGTCATCCACTGTTTCGCTAAAAGATTCAGCAAACAAATCGATGTGAAAGTCAGTGGCAAAATAGTTGTGATCGATAGCATGGAAGAAGCTTTGTTCAGCATGCCTTACCCACGGAGCATCTCCGATTAGACGTCCTAGGAAGTCCTGGGGATCATAACTACCAGCATGCCATAATGCGTGAATAGTTACAGGAATGCCGAGAAGCCCGGCCATGTACTTGAGATTGATGATACCAGGATGCCAAGCATCAGTAAAGATAAAGTGATCACCTGCGCGAATGGTTCCGTCGCAAAATAACCTACTGATCTGCTCCACTTGTGCTGACTTATAAATGTTGGTACCACCAAAATTAAGGAAAGCACCAGGAGTAGTGGCATTAGGAATATCTTCAGGGCCAGAAATAACTTGAACATTGTGTCCTGCCTTTTTAAGTAGATCAGGTACATGAGTCTTCCATTGACCCGTGTACCTGGATTCCACCGCCTCTAAATCGACGATGTAAATCATATTAACGTTGGTAGCTTCGGTTGTAGTTTCCGCCACCGTTCCCACCTGCACGAGTATATTCGCCTCGTGGCTTGCGAGTACCGTCCCATGGCTTTTTAGGACGTTGAGAATGATAGTAATTATTCCAAACCTGACTTGCTCTATTATAGAGATTAGCCTCATTGAATTCACACAATTCAAAACGGCAGAAGTCTTGAAACTTTTCTAAATCATCAAAGATCTTAACAATATCAGGACGATCTTCAAAGTAAGAAACGTGTTTGTAATTTTTAGCCATAATAGCTTTCCTTAATTAATACTTAATAAATGAACCATTTTCTCCGTCTTCGGAGACCTCAATCCAAACCTCACGGTCCGGATACCTTGCTGAGATTTGAGCGTGTAAGTCATCGCTCATCATCTCGCAACTTTTATAATCTAACGACAATACACCTTGGTCGCTAGAATACAATTTTTCAAGCCACCGCTTGAATTGAATGAACTCCACGTCTCTGTCGTTATGCGTAACAGATAGCCACACCCTAAAGTGAAAGATATGGCGATGGGGAGTAGCCAAAAACGAAACGTCATATTCATCTCCTGTTGCTAAATTGGGATCAGTTGCTGCTGCTGGATATTTGTGAATACCTTCTTTACGAAAGGTTACCCAGATCATTTTGTTAGGTCGAATGTCTTGTTTGATAATCATTTGATAATTGTGTCGTTTTTATATTGTGACCAGTCTGTAAAGTTTTTACGATCCATAAGTGTATGCAGACTGTGACTCCATACACCGGGATTAGTTGCGTTAAAATCTTTGTCATCGATCTTAAGCATTGTATTATAGTTCCAAAGTTTTACGTAAGGAATTGGCACTCGAATCTGTGGAATAAAATTATTGTAACTATTAAGGCCACCGTCGTTAAACTGCTCAACCGCACTAAGAGGAATATCAAGACTGCACAGATAATCTTTTTGTAAGAAGAACTCGATCATTTCTTCCCAATCGTGCCATTCCTGCCATGTAGTTGGATTAAAACTGTGATTAGCACCAAAGAAGATGTGCTCACATCCTTGTAAGTTTAAAGCAATTGCTTCGTAAGGTTGGATACCTGTAACAAACAGAGTTTTCTTACCAAATGCCGGCGTGTGCTCAATTTCAATACCAGTAAAGAAAATAACATCTTCTGCAACACCGTCTGTATAATCACGCTTCATTTTTCTTACTTTCTTCGTATTGTTTAAAAAGTCTAGTCACTGGTTCCATTCTTTCTTGGAAATGATCTGGAGCACCCTCCGCTGCCATTCTCATATCCCAAGCACTAGGATAATGACGTAAGCACGAACGAGCTTGATCTTTAATATGTTTCGGAACTCGTGGTGTAGTAAGGATTTCTCTTAGAAATCTTTCAGTCTGTATTACAGCACGATATCTTTCGTCAGGCAACGTCATTTTTAACAGCGTCTTCTAGTTTGTTAAGGGTGTTTTCTTCGTCTTCAGTAAATTCTTCACTATGATCTAATTGTATAGTATTATCCTCTACTATGTCAAATAGATTGGCAAAATTAGCAGAAGCATTGGTCATTTTCTTTCCAGTATTGCCTCTAGTACCAATAATTGTATCAAAATATCTTCGGAAGTCTTCTACAATTGCCAATGCGTCGCCTTTATTACTAGTGGCAAAGATTGCTTCAACCACGTCTTTAAAATAAATTCGATTGAATTTTTCTTGTACTAACATGGTTGGAATTTTACCCAAATCATATTGACGATTGGCTTCTTGTACTGCATTAACGTGCATCCAAACATTATGACCCATCATAATGGCATAACTAAATGAATCCCAGCTAGTCTTGTTGCTGACTTTACCCAACTTGTTAAGATCCGGAGGTTTAATCCAATCTGCTGGATTTAACGGATCGGGATTAACAACACCTGGTTTAGGAGTGCCAGCGCCATAGATACAAATCTCGTTCATCAGTACTTGATCAATGATCGGGCTGGATTCAAAATTTCTGAATATTCCGTCTTGAACGACTGCGTCTTTGAAGAGCCGTGTGTCTGTGGCGTATTTTTTGTTATCAGCGCTGGACTGCATTCTATAGACCCACTTGGAGCGATCCTCCGTTTCGGTCTGGATGTAGATCTGGCCGTTTGCTGTTGCAAGGAACGGCGAGGCACAGTCAAAGGAGATTGTGAATTGCTCATTGTGATGTTTCCTAACTGCTCGTTGAATGTCTGTTAATAACACAGCCCATTCTAATTTACTTGTACCCAAAAAGTGCATCCAGTCTTGTTTGCCTTTTTCTAACAAACCATCATATCGTAGTTCAACAAGCCTGCGAAGTACTAAATGTACATCACACATATTTTGTCCGCCCATTGACCAACCATTGAAAGCTCGGTCTCCGTAGATCTTAGTATCACAGTATTTCTTCATACGGTCATACCAATCATCAGCATCTGGATGATTTTCGCCTTGCAATACGTTTAAGAACTTGCAGTTGCCATTACGGTTATTGATAAACCAATCGTTGTTAATGTAAGTACCTTGTACTGCTTCTGCGTAAGTAGTAATACCTGTTGCGGCACGGCCTGCCGGACTACGAGCAACCCATGCTGGAATATCCAGTACCATGCCATAGTCCATTAACGTGTCCATCCAAGTAAGAACTTGTTCGCGTTTCTTTTGTGCCTTGGGACAGTTAGGATCTTTCCAATCAGCCGGCCAAACACCCTTACCAATCTGGAATCCACCTGAGTCACCTAGTACCCAACTAGTGCTTCGATCACGATTGCGGAACATGTCCTCGCTATCGTCTTGCTTGGTAAGATCTAAATTAGCATGTCCTGCTGAGTACAAACAATGGTCATAATAAAATGCACCCTTGTCTGGCTCTAAATAGTTTAACGACTCTACGCCGTTTGCAAACGACTTTGGAATACGTGCTGGATCTACGTAATTACCATACCGCTGTTTACCAATAAAAGTACTGTAAAAGCCACTGGTTGCAGGCAAGAAGTATGCGTAATCGTTTTGTGTAGCAGTTAGATTTCTATTCATCTGTTAAGTAATTGTTATGTTCTTCGATACGCCAAACATGAATGCCTTGAGGTATAGTACCTTTCTTTTCAATGTACCCTATCCTAACATCTACATTTAGTTGTCCGAGTTCTGCCATAAGCTCGTTTATCTCCGTTACGAGACTCTTGAGCTTATTGGCTTTTTCTATAATCGTATCGTCTTTCATTACTTGCTTTGTGCAGGCAATATATAGTTATATTCAGCTAATCCGCTATCTACAGTAATCTGCATTGCACCAGCATCGCTAATCTTCATAGACTTATCACCGGGCAAATTAAGAATACTCATAACTTGTTGAACTGGCCAAGACCATGTGCTTTTTAGTTTGCCGCCTGCTGGTGTTTGGAATACAAACTCGCCTGCGTGAGTACTAGCATCACCAAAACTAAACACTAAGTCACTGCCTTGTGTTTTTACTTGAAACACAGGTTCTTCTGCGTGAGCCTGACTTTGAAATTTAAGACGTTGAATACTGGCAACGGCAGGTTGGAAATCAATATCCCAAGTTGCACCTTTAAATTTGACAGTTTTCAGTTTCTCATTAATAATTTCAGTATTCATAAATCTATAATCGTTACTGAAATCGCTTGTTGAGTTTTCAAAGTGAATGTGTGTAGGGATTTCAACACCATTACGTTGTTGTAAAACAACATCAATTTTTGCATCATCCTTGTACTCTGGGCACTTAAGGTGCGTATTGAGTTTTTCTAAATTAGGCATACCAAAAATGCCATCAAATTCACCTACTGGAGTGTGTGTCTTGGCATTAAGAATAACACTGCGATCTTCAGCCATTGATTCGATACTGGTTTCTGACGCAGTACCGGTAATTTTAATCAATGGTAAAAATCCCAATGAATGTGTGTGTGCAACTAAATCTTGTAAAATATCTTTCATAATCAATTCCTTTGTAGTAGTATATAGGTTTTTTTGTTAAAAGTCAAATAATTTATTAAAAGTATTTGTCTGTTCGGTTGATCTGACATCCCAACCAAGGACTCCGATCAAATTTTCTAGTTTGTTATCAATGATAGTTGTTTCCATTTCGGCATGATTAAATGGCAAATCTTTAAACCATTGCGGTAATCGTAACTCATCTACCGGATATGCAACACTGGTAAATCCCAACGGATTTTCTTTTAGTTTGCAAACAATAACTTTTGCGCCGTCTGTTATGTTGGCACTGTATTTGTCATCAAACATGCGTTTTAAAGTGTTCCAATTGATGCTGGCTCGCACATGCCCTGGCATATTGGCCTTGCCGGCTTTGACTTCTTTAGCTTGATACTCGGTTACCTTGTTAGCACGTTTAGGCGAACCTTTCTCCCAACCAGGCCTTGCTTTAAAGTTAGTGCGAAACTCTGTAATGTGATCCAACACTTGTTGTTCAGTAGAACCAGTCAATACTTTTTCAAGAATATCACTTAAAAAGTTTTGAATAAATTCTGGAGTATCACTGCGTTTAAGATCTAATCCCATGGCTTTGATCTTGCCTGGCTTTCCATCTACATCACTACGCTTGCCTTCTTTATCATAATAAAGTACAGCATATCGTTTCTTAGTAATGAATAACCCTTTGCTTGCAACAATTTCACGTCCGGCCTTGATAACTTCACCGCGAGTCTTTGGACAATGAAACGCCGCTAGCATAAAGTCCGGAAATGTACTATTGACTTCTTCGCCAATTTGATCGTACAGTTGTATTACGGTTTCTTTGGTCCACGGAATCGCGCCCGAGTCGATATCTTTCTTAAGCGTCTTATAAGCAGAAAAATAACAGCTATCAGTATCACCGTAGATAATAGCTTTTCCAACATGATTGTTTTCTCCTGTAATTATCTCATTAACTTTGCCGGCCATATGCTTGGCAATCTGACGGCCTGTTAATGTTGTTGATTGTCCGATACGCTTATCAAAGAATCTGCAACCAGGATTCAAAATAGCGCCGTACAAACTGTTCAAGTTAATCTTCTTAACCAACTGACGCTTGTCCCAGTATTCTTCTTCAATCTTGTTACCAGCAACAATACAGTCTTTGAGCTTGGCCTGCATTTCTTTACGCTCGGCGTACCAACGCTTTAACAAGCCGGGAATAATACCTTCTTTTTCATAAGTAAAGATTGTGCCATTGGCACTGATCATATAAGGCTTATGACTTTCAAAGATAAGTTTATATACTTCAGCGGCACTTACTATTTCACTTTGGCCGTCTTGCCAATCAATGATAATTTCAGTACCAATTTCTTGTTTCATAACAGCTTCGTACTCTAATGAACCAAACATGCCTTCCCATGCTGCTGCAAAACTTTTACCTTTAGAAGTTAGATTATCTATATACTCTTGAGTTTTAGTTTGACGTAACTGTCCAATAATAGTTTCTGGACCCATGTTTAGTGCTCTAATGGCACTGGGATACAAACTGTTGATGTCTAACGACCCTACCCAATCTTGTAGACCTTCTTTAGGATATGCAACATACGCACCTGCCGCACTATTGTCTGCTTCTTCATCCCTAGTAGGACGATTAGGAACTTGGAATCCTCTACGATGACATTCGTTAATAATAGCCTGTTCAGTAACGGCAACAGCACCCATTGTAGTCTGTAACAACACAGTACATTCATGTGCCAGCTTATTGCTTAAATCTAAAAACTTTAGCTTTTTATCTAATTTATCAAGTAGCGCACAGTCTTGTCTGTTGTATTCAACAAATTTACGGAAGTCATTGTTGTAAAGTTGATCAAGGGTGCCTTCATAGACAGTCTTTGACTCACCGATCTCCATCTCACCGATAGCATCCAATCGATAAGTGTGTCGTTCTTCATAGGTATATTTTCTATAAAGTTCTAAACTGTCCAAATGCACACGCCCTACAAGATCATATGTAGTGGCCTTGCGACCAAATTTTTCATATTCTCTCTTTTTGGGATATTGATCCCAAAGACACAGTCTGCGAGTGTCGTCTTTGCTTAGTACTTTGGTGATACGATTGACAGTGTATGGCATATCGAAGCCTTCACTGTTCCAGCCACTTAAGATATCGGCATCCTCGATCAAATTCAAGAATGTATCTAACATATCAGCTTCGTTATCAAAGATATGTGTGTTGGGAAAATCTTTAACTAATTCTGTTGCTTCTGCAATACTCATACCCTTTGGTGGCATAGCAAGGCATACTAATGTATCTAACCATTGAAGGTGAACAGCAATCGCAGTAATGGGCATAAATGCATCATCGGGCGATGCATAACCTCGTTCTGGATCAAAGTCCACCTCAATATCCCAGAATGCTACATTGAGTTTTGGAGCATCGGCATTTAGATAGTTTTCACTCAGACAGACGAATATGGGATTAATGTCTGCTTCGTATAGTGTTTTGTTGTTGTTGATTGCAAGTTCTTTTCTAAAGTCCTTGCTGTTTTTGCAAACTACACGAGTAAGGGGTTCTCCGTAAATACTTTGAAACTTGCCTCGCTGGTCTGGATAGTAAAATGTATAGCGAACTGGAAACTCTTTAAACACTCGGTTTCCGTCTTTGTTTCTCTCAACAATTTTGATGAGATCGCTATCGCGCTGAAAATAGGCATCGACGTACAATTAAATTTTCTCCTATGCAATTTTAGGCTTGCAAATACCTAATGTGCGGTTTATGGCCCTGCCTACCTTTCTCTTACATATTTAGTAGTCTAATATAGCCTACAATATCAATAGTGACTAGCAATAGATAGTTTGCTACCATACCGGTACTTTTACGAGTCCAAGCAGCCCATCCAAATATAGCACATTGTAAAATGAATATCGGATACAGATAGAAAAATAACGGGTCGGTAGCACCGGCTGCTAATGTTAGCGAGCAGCCAAGACTCATCAACCACGCTGTAATTTCTAATGTAAATCGAGTAGGCCATTCACGGTAGTCAGTCCTTGCCCAATTATAAATATTTTTCAACATATTTTATCCTGCATCTCTAGTTATAAAATTTACTTTGATTTTAGAAGGATTAAAATATTGTTTAACAATATCTTGGGCCAGTTTCAAATCAAACTCTTTACAACTAAAAATGTCAAAGTATGCAGTGCCATCTAGTTCCATAAAATGCCCGCAAATATTTGATGTTGTTATAAGCTGCATCAAACTAAATCCTTGTTTAGGATCTCCTTCAAGCAGATATTCTATAATTGGCTCTCCGTGCGGAACCATTTCTATTTGCACAACGAGATCTTTGACAAATTGGTAGATAACTTCTTTGCTAGAAATACTGGCAATATTACATCCTGCACAGTCTAACATCAAATGATATCCCCAGTGACTCATAGTGCCACCTTAGATAGACTTGTCATCAGGCAATCGACCAGTAACTCCTAGAATCATCTCAACATCTTCCCAAGCTGACTCATGTTCTTTCCAGTTATCTTTATGTGCAATGGTAATTGCTTTGTTAATAACGCTGGGTTTAATTTCCAGTTCTTCTGCTACTGCTTTAACAGTCTCTTTTAAACCTTCTTTTAGGTCTTCAATTTCTCTTAGTACTGTCGAACCCTCATTAATAAGACGTTCCAATTTGGCTTTTTCTTCGGGCCCGTACATTCTTGTGCTCATAGCATCTCCTAGTAAAGTGTTAGTATATACTAGTTATCTGCTATAGTCAATGTATTTGACAATTTATTCAGCCATTAAAAAAGCGCCTTGCGGCGCTTTTATTAAAATCGGAATGCAGTCCTAATTCGATTAAGAATTTCATCATCCTCGTGTCTAACATTTTCGTAGGTTGTTTTATCAGTATTGGCAGCACCCATTGTAACTGGAGCGCCACCTGCCGCTGCTTTAGCACCCAACGCATTAGCTCTTGCTTGCGCAGAACCTTGCATCTTAGATTTGGATGCAATTAATGCTTGACTTGCAGCCGCATAATCTGGTTCGCCTGGATTTACTGTCTTTCCATTGAACTGTATTGGGCCGTCTGGCTTGCCCATTTTTAAGGTTCCGGATACTGTTTGATTACTAGTTGTAGTATTTGAACCAGTTGGTGCCGCTGCTGTTGCAGTTGTAGCTGGTGCCGCTGTATTTGCTGCTTGGCTATCTTTCGCAGGGTTATATGCTGCTGGCGCAGCCGCTGTTGCAGTCGCTGCCTTATTACCTGGAATTCTTGTATCAGTTGCAGCAGTTGCTCTTCCGCTAGCATCAAGTCCAGCAGAACTAGGTTTAGCAGCAGGCGCAGCAGAACCAGCAGCAGGCGCAGCAGAACCGCCGGTAGCAGGAGTAGCACCAGTAGCAGGAGTAGCACCAGTAGGTGCAGCAGCGAGTTGGTCGCCTCCAAATTGTTTCATAGCAGTTCTAGTCTGTGGTCCCATTACACCGTCGGCTTTGATCTTAGCACCTTTAGCAATTAGGTCTTGTTGGATTTTCATAACTGCTGGATCAGGTTTAGCCATAATCTTTGGTTTAGCTGCTGCCGCTGGCGTTGCTGGTGCTGCTGCTTGAGCCGCAACAGCTTTATCTACACCAGTTACATCATCTTGTGAACCAGATTTAATAGCAGCAGCTTGTGCAGCATTGCCTGTCATAGCAGCGCCCATTTCTTGATCTGCTCTATCTAAATCAGCGGGATCAACTTTAACTCCTGGTGCTGCCGCTGGTGCTGCTGCCGCTGGTGCTGCTGCCGCTACAGCTTTACCTTTGTTAGGAGCACGAGCAAGAATAAATTCATCGTTAATGTCAGGCTGGCCACCACCCTTAGTTAACCACGCTTGATCTGCAGGACTCATTGCTGCAAACTTAGCAGCATCTGCACCTTGATAGGGATTCTTAACTGCTGGTGCTGCTGCCGCTGGCGGTGGCGCAACTTTGCCACTAGTAGTCCCATCTGGATTAATAGTAATTCTCTCATCTAACTCGTAACCGAATTCTTCAACTAATGCTTGTGCAATAGAGCTTTGGTAGTCAATACCTTCATCTTTCTTTTTCTTTTCGGCTTTCTTTTGATCTTTGTCTTTGCCACCATCGTCAAATGTACTGCTCTTACGTGTATATTGAGTGCCGGTGCTGAGTTCTTTTTTGTCAAACTTGCCAGTTGTTTTTTCCTTATCAGCACGAGCCTTGGCGTCTGCTACCGTTGGAAAACCTTCATTAAGAATTTTCTTGCTTTCGATTTGATCCATCTTGGCAATAAGTGCTTTTAAGTCCATTTTTTTCCCCAAATTTCTATAATATATTTATGCTCACTTTTAACTCTACGGTAGCGAATCGCGTTGTTAGCCCAGCAGCCGGACCACACTTACGGTAACGAGTACCGGTCCTAAGGTGTGTTAGTTAGTAGGTGCAGCAGGCACCGCAGACGGTTCTTGCCCTGGCACAATGCGTTCGATAACACGTTCAGCAAGTAATCTAGCACGATCTTTACTGCGTTCTGCACTGCGTTCTGCACTTTCTACAAATTCTTGTTCGACAGTTTTAAAGTATTTGCCAAACATACCAGGTGTGGCATCTTCTTTAACATTTAACACGTTACTTGTTACTTGCATTGTCGGCACTGAAGGTTGACTTATAGTGTTTGCCCCTTCAACAATTTGTAGAAACTTTTTTATACTGTTTCCGTCAGCCTTTGATGTTGAAGTAACATTGTCAAAACTCTGCAATATCTTTTTCATATCCATTAGTTAAGTCCTTTAAACTCTTCAATACGACGACAGTCTTCGCATTCACAATCTGTGCAGTAGTCACAATTTAAACAACTGTGACCACAATGTGGTAAACAGTGACAAGGGCAGTTAGCCCTTAGTCTCTTGTACGTGTCGTCCTGTGCCATTACTTCTTAGCAAAAGGATTTACACCCTTTTTAGGACCTGCTTTCTTATCAGCAACTGCCTTTTTCATTGGCTCTTTCTTGTTGCCGTCTTTATCCATGTCTAAAAAGTCTGGCTTAGACCCTTCTTTAATTTTACTGTCAGCTTTAGCAGCACCTGCTTTACGACTTGCTGCTTTTTTAAATGCTGACGGCGCAAAATCCCTTTCATCCGGGTCGCTGTCGTAAGCATGGCCAGCTTTTTCATGTTCGGCTGCATCTTTCTTTGCTTTAGAAGAATATGATTTTAGTGTGTTGTTGCTTAGTTCGCTAACAACTGACGTCTTCTTTTTGTCAGCAACTGCCTTTTTCATTGGCTCTTTCTTGTTGCCATCTTTGTCCATGTCCAGAAAATCTGGCTTAGAACCTTCTTTAACTGCAACAGGTCTTCCATCTGGACCAACTACTTCACCTTTATCTAAACTTACACGATCCATTTGCTTTTTAATACGTGCTTCTAAAGCTGCTTTAGCTTCTGGACTTTGATACTTAGGGTCTTTACGTAAGGCAATCAGTTGTTGTAGTTGAGGACTCTTTTTAGCTAATGATGCTTCGTCATTGCCAAACATACTTTCTTTAACACCTTTGGCTTTGGCCTTGGCTTTTTTAGTATCTTTGTCATCGCCGCCGTCTGTAAATGTATCTGACTTTCGAGTATATTGAGTTACACCTGGCTTAATTTCTTTTTTGTCAAACTTACCAGTGCCCTTTTCTTTGGCCTTCTTCTCAACATCTTTCATCATGTCTTCCCAACCTTCGTCTAGATTTGACATGTTTTCTTTTTTTAATTTTGCCAGCTTAACTTGCGCTTCAGTTAGCTTTCTTTTGTATTCTCTTTTTACAGACTCTGTATAAACATCACTGTTGTTTAACTTTTCGCCGTATTCGCTAAACTTCATCTCATATTCCATGTAATGATATACACTG